AGCGTTGGGTTCAATATATCAAATTATTAAAATCTATATAGAGGTATGGATTAATGTGGGTTAGAAGGCCAAAAGTTAAATTTTACATTCAAAATGAGTTTTTGGATGTTTTACCAAAACCCAGAAGGGCAACAAAATTTATCCCATCTTGGTATAAAAGGATGCCCCGCTATATTAAAAGCACCGAAGAATTAAAGCATGGGGTGTCGCAAAGATTTGGGACAGTTAAAACTTGCGTTCCATTTCTTGATGCTATGTCGGTTGGCTACATCATGCCAATGTGGACAAATGTTAAAATTGAGATTGAAGAAACAACTTTTAACGTAGTCTATGCCTCAGCTGAAGCCGCGAGTATGCTCACAAGGGCGTGTGACGTTGGTCATAATGAGGTGCAAGAGGCTACTGCTAGTAGCATGTCTGGGCACCCGCCATCACAATTTTCAGATTTTGCTGATATTGATAGGGCTGTTTACAAGCAGGGTTATCACATAATTAAGCTTCACAGCCCTTGGGTAATTAAAACCCCGAAAGGGTGGAGCACCCTTATAAAGCCGATTGCAAATAATTTTGCAAACCCGTTAGTTCCTTTTGAGGCTATCGTAGACACGGATAGTTACAATGTGAGGATTAATTTGCCATGCTTTGTAAGGACAAATGAACCAAATTTTGAGTTGAATATGGGGCAACCTATTGCTCAAATGATACCATTTAAACGTGATGTTTTGCAGCATGATGTTTTGCCTATTACCCAAGCCGTCCAAAAAAATGTTGATAGAGACCAAAAGTTTTTGCAACTGATGGGGACAAACGCTTACAGAAAGCTTTTTTGGCATAAGTCAAAGCAACGGGTGGAGACTGAAAAATGAATGAGTGGCTTTATTTTAAATCAGCAATCAGCTCAGATATTATTGAAGAAATCACGCGCAAGGGTGTTGAGGCTGGTGTTGCGGCGGGTGGGACATTTAACGGCTCTGGCTCAGATGTAAGGAGCAGCCGTGTCTCTTGGCTTTCTAAAGACAGGCTAGTCTTAGATATGCTCTTTGATTTTGTTAATGAGGCCAATAAGCAATGGGGCATCAATATTTTTAAGCAAAGTGATATTCAATACACAGAATATCATGCTCAAGAAGGTGGCCATTATGATTGGCACCACGACATTGATTGGAGTGACCCACAGCATAGAAAGTTGTCCGTTACCGTGCAGCTATCCAGCCCTTTAGATTATGAAGGCGGCGACTTTGAATTTAAAGAAGTACAAAGCCCTGATATTGCCGCAAAGGAAAAAGGCACAGTCTTAGTTTTTCCAAGCTATTACTTGCACAAGGTTTCACCCGTAACCAAAGGCGTTAGGAAATCTTTGGTTGCTTGGTTTGAGGGGCCGAGATGGCTTTAGTTGAGGAAATTTTTTCCCATAAGCTTTACATAGAGGAAAATGTTTTAGAGCAATCCGTTTGGGAAAAGCTTAAGGAAGATGCTTTGGGTATTTACCAAAGCTCGGAAAGCAATCATTCTTTCTTGGCAGATGTTTGGTCGAACCATAACTCAAGTGATTTGATGAGCGATCCAAATTTTTTGCCCCTGATAGAAAATACATTGCGTCACGTTAATTGGTTCGCAAATTATTTTGGTGATAATATACGGCTAGATTGCACGAGCGCGTGGCTAAACGTTTATAACGGGAAGCAATATCAAGAGCAGCATACGCACCAACGCAACCACCTTAGCGCCGTTTATTTTTTGGAATGTGAAAATGATTCTGCCCCGTTGATTTTGTCGAACCCATATCAAGACCATATGCCATTTAAAGGTATCGGGGGTTCTCAGCAGATAATACCACCAAGGCAAAACGGACTTGCAATATTCCCATCTTATGTTCCGCATTTTGTCCCGCCGGTTGGCCATGCTGAAACGAGGCGAATGACTGTAGCATTTAATTTTGTTCAATGTCTTTGATCGAAAAGGTGTAAATGATGGAAGTAAAAGAATTTAATTTACTAGGCACTCGTGCTTTCCAGATTGATAATTTCTATGACAACGTTGGTTTTATCATGGACATTCTTTTGTCTGGCCCAACTAATCAGGTCATTACGGAACACCCTATGCACGGCACTGAGTTTTTCGACCTACGCCACCACAGGAAAGAGCCAGCCCTAAAAAAATATACCGATCAAGTTGTTGGTCTTTTAAACGATACAAGTTTTGAGGTTTATAAGGAAGATGGGGTCGACGTTTTAGACACCAACTTTATGCGATGGAAGAAATCAGATTGGAACAATTATGAAGAAAACTTTTGGTTCCCCCACTTAGACAACGGCTGGGTCTGTTTGGTTTACCTTAACGAAGCAGAGACCAACGGAACCAACATATACAAAGATAAGTATGGAAAAATTTATGAATATGGCGGGCGGGTTACTCAAGAAGATCGAGATCCGTGGAAGCGCAAATCTGATTTTGAATTAGTGGATTACCTTGCCCCAAAATTTAATAGAGGATTTTTGTTTGACGCATCTAAGGTTCCGCATGGCGCAGCGGTAAATGATGAAACTTATTTTTATTCAGTAGAAGAAAAGCACTATGGCAAGCACAGGTTGAACCAAGCGTTATTCTTTTTCCCATCGTGAGGGGTAAGGGTGGCCATTGTTTATCAAATTTCCCTGCATGGAGATGCATTTGACGCAAGGGGCAAGGATTGGCCGCAATTAATAGCTGAGAGCGGATGTAAGCCCGATAGGGCGTGGGTTGATCCCCTTCTGGGGCGAGGGTTGCTTAAAACGGAATTTGGGTGCTCAGTGAGCCATTTTCGTGTCTGGCAAAAGATTGCCGCTTCTGGCGTTGCGGGGATTGTCCTTGAGGAAGATGCGGTTTTTTCTTCCTTTGATGTTGCTGAGATTGATGGGATTTTGAAATCGCATGACAGTGTTTGGCTAGGCCATAGGGAAAACAGCCTTGGCTATTGGTACAACGCTCACGCTTACGCCATAACCGCAAAAACCGCATTGGAGCTTATAAAAGGCTTTTCTAATGCGGTTATTCCAGCGGATGAATGGTTGCCTTTAAAGTTAAAAAATTCTTTTAACTATTTTTACAACCCCGAACTTGTTAAACAAATACCAAGGTCAATCAGGCCAAGCACGATAGAAAAGGAAGCAAGAATGCAAACGCACATCTTAACGGTAGGAACCGATAATTCTAAAATGGGAATGCTCACCCAATCAGCCCAACGTCACGGCATAAATATTTTGAATCTGGGATCAGGTGTTCAGTGGCATGGTGGTGACATGGAGAACGGCATAGGTGGTGGGCAGAAAGTGAACCTTGTTAGGGCACACTTGAAAGACCTCCCTGACGATGACCTTGTATTGTTCTGTGATGGTTATGATGTTTTTTTTGCAGACGATTTAGAAACCATAAGTGAAAGGTTTGCGGGCTTTGGTTGTGATATTTTGTTTGCGGCAGAAGATCGTTGTTGGCCTGAGGAGGATTTAGCTGCAAAATTCCCAGATACTGGAACAAAGAATAGGTATCTAAATTCTGGATTATATTTGGGCAATGTGGCGGCTATAAAGAAATTTTTCTCAAGACCACTAGATGACAATGATGATGATCAACACTTTGCTCACAACGCTTTTTTATTTGGCGGGCACGGTTGCAACGTCAAACTTGATGCGGAAGCTTACGTTTTTCAATGCACTGACACAGCCGTGGTCATTCAATCTGGCAGGCTAATCAATGAAATTTGTTCGCCGTGTATTTATCACGGAAACGGTGGGGAATTTGCGAAAAAAAAGTTAAAAGAATTATATGAGGCGCTTTATGGGGACGCGAGAATTGCCCATAATTTTGAGCCTTTTGTTTATCACAAGACAGAAGAATATGAACAAGTTGCAAAAGACATCCTAATTACCCCCCTGTTCACGCCAGAGTATTGCGCAGAAATAATTGCAAGGGCTGAGGCGTCTGGCAAATGGTCTTCAATGGAAGGCGATAAATTCCCTGCTCAAGAAATCCGTGTGCGTGAGCTTGGTATGTGGAATGAAATTAGCGCTATATGGCGTGATAAGCTGGGTTTAATTGCTGAGAACCATTGGACGCCTATGCAGCATATTGGCCTCCGTGATGCTTTTGTTATGAAATATTCAATGGATACGCAGACAAGCCTTGGCTTTCATACTGATGCATCACTTGTAACGGGTAGTGTAAAACTTAACGGTGATTATGAGGGTGGTGAGTTAGTTTTCCCGCACCAAAACTTTGACAATGCGAATGTCGCTGATGGAGCTTGCTTACTTTTCCCAAGCCAAGTGACGCATGGTCATAAGGTAAACCCTTTAATTAAGGGCGTTAAATACAGTTTGACTATGTGGACCAGTCGCTACAAAGGCGATGTGAATGAATAAGTTTTTCGTTGAGATAGGGGCGGCAAATTTTGATACGTTGTTGCCCCTTGCTGATGCTGGGTGGAAAGGCATTGTCGTGGAGCCGATCCCCAAAATGGCTATGGAGCTTAGAAAGATTTATCAAGACACCGGCGTAAGGGTTATTCAAGGCGCTGTTTCTGATTTTGATGGGGAGGTTGAAATTGCTGTAGCAAGGGATGATGATTCTTGGCTGTCAGGGTGTTCTCATGTTATTTCTAGCAATCATTTAGGGTTTAAGCTAAGCACCCACCCAGATCGAAAAGGTGACTTTGAGCAAACCATAAAATCGAAATGCTTTTCCCTTGATACATTACTTAAAGAGGTGCCGAGCGTTGATCTATTAAAGGTTGATGCGGAAGGTCACGAATTAAATATTTTTATGAATTATTCTTTCAATCTTAAACCAAGGGTCATCAAGGTCGAACACAAGCATGTGAGTGACAAAATCCTTGCTCGGAAGCTTGAGTTAAATGGCTATTTGGTTTGGACAGAAAAAGATGATATATATGCGATAAGCTAACGGGAGTTTCTAATGGCGTTTGGTATCGGTGCATTTTCAGATCATGCCTTTGGGGATGATGGCGCAACTAAGTTTCAAATCACAAACGCTAATATTACTACGGGAAGCCCAACCGTAGGGCAGGCAAGCTTTACTGAAAACAATGTTTTTTCCACAGCGGATATTGATACTGGCCAGCCTAGCGTAAGCCAAACAACGTTTGCACAGGTTCATATCTTCTCTGCATCGGCCCTGCAGTCGGGAAGCCCTGTTTTGGGCACTGCCACAATGTCAGAAGAAGAAACGTTCTCCACGGGCGCTCTTACTGGCTCTGCGCCGATATTAAGCACGGCGAGCATGACGCAGAACCACGCGCTTGCACCGCTTGGGGTTACTTCGGGTGCTCCTGATGTGCCTGACAGGCCGATGTCCTTGCGGCAAGAGTTCGCGACCGGTGCATTGCTTGCTGGTGTGCCTACGCTTGGGAATCCTGTTTTTGTGCGAGCGATCCCTATGCCCGTAACGGACTTGGATGCGGGCGTCCCTACGATTGGGCAAGCCACCTTTGGGCAAGTTCATATTTTTGCAGAAGGTGAACTTCTTGCCGGTGTGCCTGATGTGGCGGCGATAAGCATGAGCGAAGAAGAAAGCTTTACGGCTGGTGAGCTATTTACCGACAGGCCAACTATCCCACAGCTTTTACTTGTGCAGAACCACGACTTTAACACCAGCAACCTTGAGGCCG